TGGGTCATTATCAGGGATTAGAAGAAGGTGCTAAGAGAATGGCATATTGGTTAATGAAAAAGTTTAAACCACAAGACAATGGGAATACTTAAAAAACTTATTCGCAAGCAGAAAGCCAATCAATATACTCAAGAAGAAAGGTGGAATGAATTTATGCTTAATTGTAGTGGCTTACTATCTGAAAGGCAAAATAAAGAAAGGCAAAAGAGTATAGAAGAATTAATTAAAACAGTAGACGAACTTAAAAAATGGGCAGACAATGGAAACTAAACAAACAGCAGTAGAATGGCTAGTTATGCAATTAGAAGGCGAAGAATCTTTGGTTGCAAGAATAGTTGGACTAAAAGAATACAATCAAATTGTAAAACAAGCCAAACAAATGGAGAAAGAGCATATGCTTAAATTTTGGAAAGGTGGGCAGGATTCTATGGAAGAAGGTGGTAAATCATTTGAGCAATACTACGAAGAAACTAAACAACAAGACAATGGAAAATAAACAAACAGCAGTAGAATGGTTTAAATATCAAACAAAAAAACTAATTCAAGATTATAACCAAAAAAGTGTAAATGGAGCAAGATTATCAATAGAGTTACAAAGACTATCTGAACAAGCCAAACAAATGGAGAAAGAGCAGATAATGAATGCTTTTGATTCTGGAGAGCATCAACAAGGTTATGAATTAGAATCAGAACAATATTACAACGAAACTTATGGAAACTAAACAATTAGCACTAGGAGATTTCTTACAAGAAGTGTTATCTAAACTACACATGGCCATTAAAGATGAGGAACTTTTAGCTTCACTTAATGAAACCAAGTTATCAGCAACACAAGGTTTAGAATTAATTTACCCTATTGATAAGAAAGTAGAATTACCAGTAATACCAAAAGTAAATGCTCAAGAGATTCTTAATGAAGTAAATCTTAAAGAAGAACAATTTGAGAAGTTTTGGGAGATGTACAACAAGAAAACAGGAAGAACCAAAGCACAACCTAGATTCTTAAAGCTAACACTTAAAGAAATAGATGCTATATTTGCAACCCTTCCTTATTACCTAAAGTTTACTCCCGATATTAAGTTTAGGAAAGATCCTTTCACTTACTTAAATCAAAGAGTATGGGAAGATGAAGTGTATATGCCAAGAAAGATTGAAAGCCCACAAACTGCTAGTGCATTTAAGTTTTAATAACAAACAACTATATGAAATCAAACCAAACAATATCACTAACTGATTTAGATTCCGAACAAGAACTAATAGCAGTACTTTGCAACTATCCATCTTACACAAAGGAAGTTCAAAAGATAATTAAGCCTGATGTATTCCACTTTGAGTCAACACGCAATGTTTATTTGACTTGTGTTGAGTTATTTTCCGAGAAAGGTACATTCACCTTATCAGATGTAATATTAAGGCTTAAATCAAAGGGAAGTAAAGACTGGGCATCTGTGATGACTGCACAATCTACTAAGTCACCACTTAATGCAGGAGAGTTATTGATTTGGTTAGCAGAATTAAAAGGCAAAAGAGATTTATTAACATTATCTAAAGAGATAACTTCTGATTTAGTTAATGGAGTGGATTACTTTAGCTTGCTTGATAAGATCAATAATACTATCAGCAATGAAATAGTAAAAGACAATAGCGAAGAAGTAGTATCAATGAAAGATGCTTTACTTTCAGCAGTTAACAACTTGGGTGATGTAATGACTAATGGTAACTTATCAGGAGTGCCTACAGGATACCCTAAATTAGATGAGATTACAGGAGGTTGGTTAAAAGGTAATGTTATCTTGTTTGCTGCAAGACCAGGACAAGGAAAGACCATTACATTGCTTGAACACGCAAGATGTGCAGCAGAACTTAACTATAATGTCTTATTTCTTTCCTTAGAGATGCCTGTAATGTCTTTAATCTACCGAATGATTTCAGGACAATTAGATAATCCTACACCTTACTCTAAGATTAAGACTGGAAGGATAAGCATTGAGCAATTTACAAGTGTACAATCAGAAGCAGTAACAAGATTAGAAAAGTTACCAATCACTTGGTATGATGGGGCAAATAGAGATATAAACTACCTATCTAATATGATACAAAAGATAGTTAGAGAAAAGAATATTAAGATGGTCATGATTGACTACTTGCAACTAATGACAGATAGCACAATTAATGCTTCTAATGAGGTTGCAATGGTAGGAACTGTCGCCGATAAGATACAGTCTTTAGCTAAAAAGTTAAACATACCATTTGTTTGTGCTGCACAATTAAACAGAGCATCCGAAGGTAGAAGTAGTCATAGACCTAAGCTTTCTGACCTACGATCATCAGGTAAGATAGAGCAAATGGCATCAGTAGTAGTAGGATTGTACCGAGAAGATTATTATGCTTATGAGGAGGCAAGAGAGAATAACAATCCTAATGTTACATTTAACAATAAGCTAGAGTATATCTTCTTAAAGAACCGAGATGGTAATACTGCTACCCATGATATGTATGTGGATGTAGCAACCTCAAGAATAAGTGAACAAGATATTTTTAACAGAAAAAGTATCTTTTAAGATAGTAAAATTTGATTTCATAATGTTTAGTAGAATACCCATTGACTTTGTTGGTGGGTATTTTTGTTTATAAAAGTAAAAAGGGGACAATTGCCCCCCATTTACCGAAACCTAACCCAAACAAACATACATGAAAACGTATGCTACGAAGGTACTATAATTTCTTGTTCAAATCAAAATAGTAATCTGTGTGTGAGATTTCTCCACTAAACTTAGGAATAACTTCTATTGAATATCCTGAATAACAATCTCCGAAATTATGTTGAACCCAAGCAGAAGGAGGGGCAAATGACATATAATTACGATAGTCAAACTTTTTGGTTCTTGAGTAACCAATACGATGCAAATCACCTTTCTCTAAGTGAATAAAAGGAGTGTCAATCTCGTAATGGTCTATGTAATCGTTTATGAAAGAGGTGGCCTTGTCATTTAACTCAAAAGGTAAACCCTTAAACATATACTGGGAATCTTTACCATGAGTAAGGATATAAGTGTGCATTCCGTATTTAAAATGCTCCATAAATCTTTCTAGGATGTAAAACTTAACTGAATCTTCTCCATAAGTTCTATTAAGAAGCATTTGGATGGTCATGTTAGCAATAGAAGCAAACGATCCTGAATGGTTATCATTAGCTACATTTCTTACCAATACTTCATTAGCAATACCTGCTCTGACACAATTCTCAATTAAAGTTAGCTTACCTTCTACAAAAGTCTTGAATGCTTCTTGGTTACTCATGTTCTGCTCAAGCTTGTGGCCTCCACGAGTAGTTAAACCATCCCATCCATCAAGTCCATCTCCTAAGTCATCTATAATAAGCAAATCAAATCTACCATTAGCGGTATATTCCTTGAGAATAGAATTATAAACTTTATCAAGGTTCGACTTAAATACTTCGGCATTGTACTCGTATGAGAATAGGGATTTATTATTAGGATTTGGGTCTAAGCCAACGTGCATATCACTAAGTGTTGCCTTAATTGCTTTAGGAGAATCTAATTCTACCTTTTCAATAGTTCTTAGATTTTCAGGATTATAACCTTCTACAATCTTTGCTATCTCATCAAAGTAGTTAATCTCTTGTTTATCACCTTTAACGTGAACAGAGATATGTTTAGACTTTAACCAGTAAGAAGATACATTATCAATAGGGAATCCCATTGCTGAAGCTTCAGAATCAAGAGCAGAATGATCCATCTTCTTTTCGTACCTACTCATAGACTTTCTAATACTTTCAGCATTAAGTTCAGTACCTTCTACAACTCTACGAGAAGCCTCATGCCGACTAATTCCTTCTGACCGATGTATGTTAATAGCATCAATCACTAATTCTTTCCATGTTTTCATTTAAATGGGTTTATGAACTTAAAGTAGAAGTACAATAAGATAATTATACTTTCAAAAAATATAGTAATAATAGCCCATGAAGGAACTACATTAGTTCTGATGAATATCTTCTCATTTTGCACACTTTTACTGACCAATGACTTATACTTTGATTCATACACAGATTGAATTGAATCAATGTTGACTGTAGCTTGAATCTTGCCATTTAAAGACCTAATTATAACCTTCCCTTGTGGTATTACTAATTTGCTATAAAAGTTGCTTAGAATGCCCGAAGAATCGCAAGGATTGTCTATTACAAGTGTATCTGTAACTGCCTTGTATCTTTCAACTGTACGAATATCTCTAATAGTATCGTGAACCGTTACTATGCTTGAAGTCGTTACCTTTTGTAACGGTTTGCAGGATAAGGCTAAACATATCGGAATAATTCCGAATAAGATTGTTAAGTTTTTCATGTTGTTTGTGATTAGTTGTTTAAGAGAAGTATAAGTCTGCCTCCTCTTGCCTTCTTTTTGATAGACCAGGTATAACCCTGCCTCCACCCCTATTCCATTTAAGAAATTCAGCTTTAATGGTTGGGTCATTAGGATTAATATTAACCTTTTTAATAAGTGTGGAAGATTTAAGATTAGATAAACCGCAATTATAAGCAAACGATACAAGTGCATCAAATTGATTCTGTGACACTAAATCAGTCGTAAATGAATCTACACCTTTCTCGAATGTAATTAGTAAATTACGAAGCAATTCTGATGCCTTTCCTTCTGTTATATGAGCATCAGTCATCTTAACCTTAACTCCGTTAGAGTAAAAGGTAGAACCATAACCTATTGTTGGAATATTTGCAGGGCACAAATAAGGGGCTAATTTAAGCCCCTCATACTTCTTTATTAAATCAATTCCCCGTTGGCTGACTTTTGTTATTTTCATTAGCTATGATGCCTAATTTAGTTCTTAACTCAACGTTCTCGGAACGTAAAGTATGTACTTCTGTAGTTAAAGCTTCAATCTTATCTTTTAACTCTGCAACCTCCTCTTTCATCTCCTTAGCAGTTACCTTCCACATCTCAATGATTTCTTTAGTGTTAGCTATTTCATTACTATCAACTTCCACATTCTCTCTCTTTCTGCCGACAACCCATCCAAATATACCTGACACCGCAGATACAATAGAAGGGAAAACAATGTTCTCGAAATCAATATTCATTATCCTTCAGCAGTTAATGG